TGTTATACATTACAAATGTTATTAGACAGAAAATATATTACACAAGAAAAAAAACAACAATTAGAATATAATGTTAAAGATTTTGTAAATATAATAAATATTAATATAGCAAAGTTAGATATTACAAATATTCATACAAGAAATGGACAACCCGCAATGGTATTATTTTTTAATGAAGATTTAAAATATAATAAAACAATAAATTCTATATTAGAATTATTAAGAACACGTATAACTGACGATATTATTGATTCTAATTATATTATTATTGTATATAAATCAACAGAAGACGCCGCTGAAATTAAATTTGAAGACATATATAAAAAAGAAAAGAATTTCACATATGATAATAAAGCTATACAATTATTCCCATCAAGTTATATCGCCATTAATATTATGAATAATATCATTATGCCAAAAACGGAATTAATTACCGATAAAAAAGAACAAGAAGAATTATTATTAGTTGGAAAATCATCAATGAATACTATTTTATTACACGACCCTGTTACACGATATTATGGCGCAACAACCGGAGATATTTTTAAATTTATTAGAAAAGGGAATGACGGATTAAATATTAGTTGGCGCCGCGTGGCCTAAGGGCGCCGCGTGGCATTCAAGAAAAGCCATTTAAAACCTCTTTCATATAATTTAAATAAAAATCATAATTAAAATGAGTCAAAGCAAAATTATAACAATTCATTGCTATTTTTTTACATTCTTCATCATTATTTTTACACCATTCTATTTTTTCAACTAAATCGGATAAGTCACTTTTTATTGGTATATAATGAACATATGGTTTTAATAATTCGTCTATTTCAAACCAACTTTTAAAATTACTTTGAACATCTAATATTACAGAACTATAAAAAAATAAACTTGGTTTTCTATATGGTAATCCATTACCTTCAATATTAATTATATATTTATATTTTCCAAATTCTAAATTATTTACAAATGGCGCCGCTGTTAATCCAAAATTGTTTGGTATAAAATATGATATTTCGCCATCAATAATTTTATCTCTTTTAACAAATGTTGTAATTCCTGTATCTAATAATTCCGGATATTGTGTTCCTAAATGTGCGGCAAGTAAGCGTGGATTACGCAAATCATTATAATAACCAGTTGAAGACCCGCGGAAAAACCCTTTTTCTATTTTATCTTTCCATTCATATTTCTGAATTAAATTTGTATTAAAATATGAACATTTAAATGTTTTATTTTTCTTATCATATTTTGGCGGGGGAAAATATAATTTTCTACATATTTGCCATTCTTCAGAATTAGGAATTGGAATATCTAAAAACCCTTTTAATGTTGATTGTGATAAAATAGGTAAAAATTGTTTGCCTTGTATATTTATTTTATATTGTGGTATATAAATATCTTTGCCAGTATAATTTAATAAAGGCACATCTTTTGTCCATATTATAAAACAAATGTTTTTTATTTTCTTTTTATTTAATGTTTCTTTTATTAAATCTATTAATTCTAATTGATATGAATTAAATATAGTTCCATAATTAAACATATTTATTAAAAAACCATTTTTAGTCCAATATTCCGGGCTTTTTAATTTAGCAGCCGGTTCAAATACACGAGTTTTTAAAACACGTTCCTTCTCTTTATTATAACTATATGAATTAAAATCCTTTGGTAAATATGAATGCCATTTATTTTTAAATTCCAAATTAACCAAAGCATATAAATCTGCGATTTTATTATCCTTAATTTCAATATATATAGCACCGGCCTCATAATTTGTTGTAATATAATTAATTGTATTTAACTTTTTTGCTTTTAATTCTGCGCCATCTGTTGTCTTAATTAATTTATTACATATGTCTTTATATGTAAATAATGTTGTTATATATGTTTTAATATTTTGCCCTTTGTATTTACTTATTTTCATTTTATAATTAATACAATCTTTTTCTATTTTCATATTATATAAGTATATAGTATATAATGTGTAAATGTATTAATTTTAAATTAAATAAAAAACCAAAGATAAAAACAGTTATTGAAATTAATAAATATGAAAAACTCCCCCAAGTTGATAAAATCAATATTATTAATGCTTTAAATTATGTCCAAACAGGCGTTATGATACAATATATTACAACTCAAAATAAAAACAAAGCAAATCTAATTGAACATTATGAAGATAAATGTATTTTTAAATGTGGATATAAATATATTTATAAAAATATGAAATATAATTATAAATCAATATGTGGATTTGAATGGTCGCCATTATTATTACATTATATTGATAAACACGATTTAATTATCAAAGACGATTTTATTGATTTTATTATGAATTTTAATTACAATTTAGAAAAACAAAAGATTGTTAATGCTAATATATATTCAGGAAATTGAAAATTGAAAATTATTGAATATATAATATATATATGTTAAATAAATTTTATTTTATTTTTATTATATTTATTATTCTATTATATTTAATAGAACAATTATATATAGCTTTTTGTTTAAGTGGTAGAAATGTCATATATTAATATTATAAATGTAAATTTAAAAAGAAATATATTTATCCTTTTTGTTCTTATTATATTAAATATCTTATTTAATAAAGAGCTGGCGCCACAGCAATTACATAAGCCCACACAAATACATCTATATAAGCCCCTACAATTACCCGCACCAAATAGAATAATAAAAAAATACAAATATATTAATCCAACTAACTTTATTAAATTAAATAATGAATCAGATTATACATATATTAAAGCAAATTATAAACATAATAATATAATTCATATTAAATCAAATGGCGGTGACGTATATAAAGGCCTTGATATGATTGATTTTATAAAAGCAAATAATATTTCTTGTTATGCTGAAAAAGCATATTCAATGGCATTTACTATATTCCAAAATTGTAATGAAAGATATATTAAATATAATAGCAAACTTATGCAGCATCAAGCACACGTATATATAGAAGGCAAATTATTAAATGTTATTGAACATATTCATAAATTCAAACTATTATCTGATTCAATAAATCTATATGAATCAAAAAGAATTAATATTGATTATAAAACATATTTAAATAAAATAAATAATGGCGATTATTATTTCACAAAATCCGATTTTGAAAATTATCGTTTAGCAGATTATTATATATTTCATTAATTAGTAATTTCCTGGGCTTCCATAGCTTATGTGGCTTCCATAGCTTATGTGGCTTCCATAGCTTATGTGGCTTCCACTGCTTCTAAATTAAAATTAACATTTAATTTAATATATTTATTATCCTTTGCTATGTCTCCCCAACTATCCCATAAATTAAAATCACTGCTTTTACTATGTTTAATATATTCTTTAATATAAATATTTTCTTTAAATGATAAATTTGTTTTATAATATATTAAATCAAATATTGTATTTTCTATTAATGAATCCAAAGAATAATTAATATTTGGGCCATTTTTCCTATTAATTAAAACATATGTATTATACTTATATATTGAACAATAATAAAATGTATTAATATATAAATCGCATAATAAATACATTAAAGGCAACTATATATATATTTATTAATAAGCTCTAATATCAATTTCTTTATTTAATAAATTACATAATTCACTATAATTACGGTCATTAAATAATTGTCTAAAAAATGCGCAAACTTGTATATTAAAATCTTTATAATAATACAAATCACGGGCGCCTTCTGGCGCGCCTGCGCCATTTTCTTGAAAATATTTAATAAAAGGAACTAAATACCAATTTAAACATATTTGATATAAATCCTCCTTTGTATTAGATAAACATATATTATTAACAAAGGGATTAATTTTATATATTTTAAATATTTCAATATAATTATTGAACAATTTTTCAATTTTATTTGTATCTGGGGCTAAACATATAATTTGTATTTTAGATAATAATGATATTAACATTTCATATATTACGGGGCCTGATATATTGCCAGATAAATTATTAAAATCAATATACTTTGCTAATATATGATATCTATCAATTAAACCATTAATAAACATATAAATATATAATTCTTCAATTAATTTAGGCCAATGTGCGCATTCATTATATTTAATATATTTAATATATTTAGCATTACAAGTAATTAAAAAATGTGGAATTGGCGGCCCAATATTATCAATCTTTAAATCATAATTTATCATAATTTTATGTTCTAATATTAAATATTTCATTGCTTTAACTAATTCAATATTATCAATATGAAAAATATAAATATATAATGGAACATGCACATAATTTGTAAAATCTACATATTCATTCATATTTATATTATGTTGTATTACATATTTAATTATCTCTTTCGCTTGTGCCGAAGGTTTTTTAATTAAAGCTAAAAAATTAACATATTTGGGCAAAATTTTATAATATAAATTCAATGATTTCTTTGTATATGTTCTATTATATTTATTATTTATATCTTCAAAGTATTTATCGTGGATTTTCATTATATATTAATATATAAATAATATTTAATTCCAAAAAACTTTCCCCTTAATTCCAAAAAACTTTCCCCTCCCTTAGAAGCCGATTCCCATTTCTAAATATTTAATTAATTTAAAATTATTTTCCAAATTTGAAATATAATATAATATTTTATTCATTTTATGTATATGTTTAAATTGATAATATAAATACATAATTAATCTCTTACTTAATAATATTTTGGAATATTTCAACCAATAATATATAGTTGTATCTTTATTAAGGGCTAAGATAAGAATTATATGAATCATAATTTCATTATTTAAATATTCTTCGGCGCCGTTGGTTTTACTACGAGCAAAGGAAATTATTTCTTTAATCGCGGGTTTTTTTAAACCAGTGATTTTATTTATAGCATTTATATTATGTTTAAAATAAGTATTAACATACTCTGCATTATTAATTAATAATATATCACTAATAAATCTATTTGAATAATATGTTTTATCATTTATATATATATATAATGCGCATTTAATCTCATATTTTAATAAATGTTTTAATTTAAATGCGCAATTTATATAATATTTTAAATATATATCATTCACTTGGCGCCTTTCACAAAAAAAATCTAATATTGCCATTTTTTCCTCTTTGTTTAAATTATTCATTAATATAATTATATCTTCTTTTTCTAATAAATAAATAAATTTATTTCTATCAATAATATCCATTAACATTAATAATTTAATATCATTAGCAGAATAAATATAAATTTTAATTATTGAATATATAAAATCCTTTTTGATAAAATAATTATATGTTGTATAATTTAAATCATATTTGTTATTTGAATTATTTATTTCTTCATAATATGTATTCAAAGGAAATATATTATATGCGCCATTTTCGCACATTTATTATATATAATATATAATATATATATTATATAATGCCCACTTTATGTTTAAATATGATTGTTAAAAATGAAGGAAAAATTATTCATAGATTATTAGAAAGCGTATATAATTTAATAGATTCTTATTGTATTTGTGATACGGGTTCAACAGATAATACTTGTGAAATAATTAAGGAATTTATGGAAGAGAAAAATATCCCGGGAAAAATTGTTAAAGAACCCTTTATTAATTTTGAATATAATAGAACCTTTGCTTTACAACAATGTTATGAATTTAAAGATACTTTGGCAAATTATATATTATTATTAGATGCCGATATGATTTTACAAGTTAATAAAGTGTTTAATAAATCAATATTAGATTCAGGAGATATATTTTATATATTACAAGGTAATAATGATTATTATTATAATAATGTTAGAATAATTAAAAACACAGAAGAATTAAAATATGTTGGCGTCACACACGAATTTTTATCTTATCCAAATTCACTTAATAGAAAAATTCACGTTTCCAAAGATATATTATTTATATTAGATATTGGAGATGGTGGTTCTAAATCCGATAAATTTGAACGTGATATTAGATTATTAAATGAAGCGTTGGTAAAAGAGCCTAATAATGGACGTTATTTATTTTATTTGGGAAATTCATATAAAAATTTGGGTTTATATAATGAAGCAATTGATACTTATACAAAAAAAGTTAATTTAAAAGGTCAATGGTGCGAAGAAGTATGGCAATCATATTATATGATGGGTAAATGTTATATAGAATTAAATAAACCGGAATTAGCAATAAAATATTGGAATAAATGTTTAGAAGTTCAGCCAAGACGTATAGAAAATTTATATAAAATTATTAATTATTATAGAGAACTTGGTCGTCCATTTGCTCAAGACGCATTAAAATATTATAATCAAGCGGTTGATATATTAAATAAAAAATATGAAAGAGATGGATTTTTATTTTTAGAAAATAGTATTTATGAATGGGAATTATACTTTGAATATACTATATTTGCTTTTTATGCTGATATTAAAAATATATCAAAAGAAGCAATGATTGTTTTAAATAAGTGTAATCGGTATCCTAAAATTCATAATTTATTAGGTAATTATCATTATTATGATATATTATTACCCGCTGAAAAAACACATAATATTTCCTCAACTTTTACTTATAAAAATAATATTCCAATGACTTCTTCTTCTTGTTCAATTATTCCTGGGCCCCTTAATGGATATTTATGTAATGTTAGATATGTTAATTATACAATAAATCGTTCAACAGGGGAAAATAAATATTATAAAAATGTAATAACAGTTAATAAAGCCGTTGAATTAAATTCCGATTTTGAAATAATTAGTGAGAGGATTTTATATCCAAAATATGAGGAGCGTTTATATATTGGTATTGAAGATATTAAAATATTTAATTACAAAGGCCACATTTGTTCAACAGGAACAGGATATCATAATAATAATAAAATAGGAGTATATATTAGTGATGATTATTATAATATGAATAATTATAAAGAAATTAAGCAATCATTTAAAGATACTTCTTGTGAAAAGAATTGGGTATATGTTAATATAAATAATGAATTGAAAATGATTTATCAATGGAGCCCTTTGATTATATGCGATATACCAGCGGCTAATACTGAACCATTTGAATTAACAATTAACACAACTAATTCAGAAATGCCCGGGGTTTTTAATTGGTGTAGAGGTTCAACAAATGGATTTAATTATGGTGATGAAATTTGGTTTATTCAACATTTAGTTCGTTATGGTAATCCCCGCATATATTATAATATAATTAGTGTATTTGATAATAATATGAAATTATTAAAATATACAACAGTATTTAAATTAAGCAAAGAGAAAATAGAATATTGTTTAGGGCTTATTGTTAATGATTCTAATGTAATAATATCATATAGTGAATGGGATTCAACTTCAAAAATCGGAATTTATAATAAACAAGAGATTGAAAAATTATTTATTTATTGTTAGTGCACGTGCGAGTATGAATGCGAGAGCACACGTGGAATTTATTTTGCCGCTTGGTTAAGTATTTGTGTTATTCTTGTTTTTTTTGAAGTTTTATTATCCTCGTTAGAAGAAAATATTGAATATATAAAAATGAGACAGCCGCATAATACAATAAAAGAAACTACAAAGTCAATTAATACATATAAAATATGCGAATTATCAATACCTAACATATTAGATGTGACAGAATTATCGCTTTGATAATAAATTGAATAGCAAATTAATATAAAAATAATTATATATAAATATATTATTGATTTTTTCATATATAATATATAAATATATTTTTTATATGGCGCGCCTTAATATTTTTTATATGGCGCGCCTTAATATTTTTTATATACGCACACGCGCGTCTTAATATTATTTATATGGCGCGCCTTAATATTTTTTGGCACACGCGCGCCTTAATATTTTTTGGCACACGCGCGCCTTAATATTTTTTGGCACACGCGCGCCTTAATATTTTTTATATGGCGCGCCTTAATATTTTTTATATGGCGCGCCTTAATATTTTTTCATTATATACATACCAATATTCCAAACAACCACGGTAAAAACAATAATAAAGGTTAAAGAATTCCCAATAATCATACCTTTATCAATATTTTTAGTTGTTTTATGAGACCACATATTCTTTGATACTCCGTAGAAAATACCTGCTAAAACATTTAAAACCACTACTATAATCGCTAATATAATTGCCTTTTTTAAATAAATATTCATTATATTATATATTATATATTATATAAATATTTATTTTATTTTTTATTTAAAATATATGTCGCGAAATTCCACATAATTAAACAAAACACAACAACAAATGTTATAGCATTTGCTATTAGAATTCCCTTATCAATATTTTTAGTCGTTTTATGAGACCACATATTTTTAGATATTCCAAAGATTACCCCTAAAATTACATTTAAGCATACAAGAAAAAGTGCCAATAATATTGCCTTTTTTAAATAAGGATGTAAAGTCATATATTATATATTATATATATATAATTATTTTTTTATTAATTATTTTTTTTTAAATAATTAATTTTATTTTTATATTATATATATAATGACAAAATTATACTCTGAACTCAAAGAAAAGATTCATAATATGCTTTATAAAATGAAAACCGGAAACAAACCCGAACACTTTTTAGATTCAAATCAAAAAGATAGTTTAGAATTTCTTGCCACTGTTGTTGCCTTAGTTGTTTTAATTATTTTACTTGCTGTTCTTGGTAAATATTTATGGAATTGCGTCTTATGTAAATTAGTCTCCGGGGTTAAAAAGATGGATCACTGGTCACAAATATTAGGCTTATATGTTTTATTTGTTATTTTATTTCCTTAAATTAAGCTCGCGGGGGCGGGGTCCCCAAACTATTTTGGGGGGGAATTAAGAAATAAATATTCCATTTTTTTCAAATCTATTTCTGGTAATTTTAATATAGATTCAAAAAAATATTGTTTATTCATAAAATCTATTTTAACTTCTGCCGGATAATATAAATGGGTATAAATATCTTGTTCTTTTAATGTATTATATATATAATCTGGTAATAAGTTAAGGCTTTCAAAAGGTAATATATATAATAATTGTAAATATGGATGAACAGGATTATTTTCTTTAAACTCAACCTTTTTAATAGGTGAATAATTATTAAAATCTGATATTGCTGGCCCAATATGATATTTATAATACCAAGTCCAATTATTATTTAATCCCATATAATATAATAAAGACCATATCATTGTTTTTACATAATCGTCACATACATATTTTATTTTTTTGGGATTAATATTATAATAAGAATAATACCTTTGTTTCCAATTAGGCTGATTAAATTTTATTAAATCCGGCGTTTTCCATTCAACATATTTAAGCTCTTCCATTTTTCTTTCTTCTGGTGGCATATATTTCATTCTTTTAATAAATCTATTAATTCGCATAATCCTGTTTTCATTAATTATATCTAATGTTTCTTGTTCAATTATTGATAATTTATTAATAAATTTATAAAAGAAAAAATGATTAATTTCAACTCCATTAATCAAATATTCATTTGGTAAATCTTGTTTAATCATTAAATATATATTTATTAATATATCAACCCCGCCTTCTTTTAATTTTAAAGAAGGCAAATTTGGCAAAAAATCATTTCCTAAAAAAAAACAGAAAAAACAATAATCAATTATTGTTTTTTTATTATCTGATAATAATGTATCTAATAATTTTTCTCTTAATAATGATATATCCAAATATAAATAATTAGATAAATCAGTCATTTCAGGGCATAAATTTTGTTTTTCTCTTATAATAAACATATTTGTTCTATAATTTATTAAACTCAAAAATAATAAATCAGAATCTAATCCATATATCCCAATGTTTTTCATTTCCTCATTTTTTCTTATATAATTAAATATTTTATGTTCCCCTTCGCCCGGTTCATTTGACCCACTTAAAATATAATCTTTGTTTGTAGTTTTGTTTTTTATATTAATGTAATCCTCTAATTTTTCATTTAATGTATTCATAAAAACAGTTCCCGGACTAATCATATTATAATCGTGTTTTTCTTCAACATTGGCCAACTTATTATATAATACTGATTTATACCGCCGCATTCTTTGATGTTCCATTTTAGCCCTTGGCGCTACGCCGTCAATTGCTATATATATTGTTTTAGTTGGTTTAACAAAATCCAATATATCTTCAATATAATCAAAAACGGCTTTATACATTTCTTCCATTGTATAATTCGGATTTTTTTTAACTGCTGGATGTATCGCACAATTTAAATCAAAAAACAAATGCTCTATTTTACATTCTATTTTTGATTTAATTAAAGCGTCTTTATTATATTTTTTTAATATCCAACTAAAATAACCCGGAACCCCCATTATGCGTTATATATTATATATTATATTATATATTCAATTTTAAAATTATATATTATATATTATATAAGTTAAATATATATTATATAATATATAATATATATATATATTAATGGCAACAGAAAATAATATATATAATAATTGCGACAATGTAAAATTATTTGATAAAAATATGAATTTATTTTATAAATCTTTGTTTAATACATTTCCTGAATTTAAACACGATATTGGTAAATCATTTAAATATTATAAAAAATGCCAAACATTTGAATATATTAAGACATTGATTGAAACTTTGGAACCACATATTGAATTAATTTCAAAATATGATGAGGGTATATTTAGTAATGATTATCAAGAATTGCCGATGAAATTATTAAAAGGGTTGGATTTTAAATTATTATTTAAATATATTAATTCAAATATTGGCGATGGTGAGAATCAATATACAATTGAAGGGGCAAATACAACAAAAAAGTCAATATTTAATTATTTACAATCTATTTATTTATCGGCAAAGATGGCACAAAATAATATTAATGATGTAAATAATGTGTTTAATAAACAAAAAGAATTATTTATTGGAATGTTTAATAATTTAAATCTAAATGATAAAATTAAAGAAACATTAAAAGATTTGAAAGACGAGGATGATAGTTCAAGTTTTGATAAGGTATTTAAAATATTTGGAATAATTAAAGAGGTTTTCGCCGATTTTGGCGATTTTGGAGATATAATGGGTATATTTAGTGATATATTTAAAGAAATAAATTCAGGTAACAAACCAATGGATAAAATTAATACCACATTTACCAAGAAGATTATTACTATTGCTAAAAATTTGATTAAAACAATTAAAAATAAATTTACAAGTGGGGCATTTACTAAAGAGAAACTTGCTGATAAATTTAAACTATTAATGACACGATTAAAAGAAGTTTTCCCTGATTTTGATTTTGATAATATGAAACAACAATGTTCTAAGATTGCGGAAGAAAATGGATTTGGTAATGTATTTAGTATGTTGTTTAAAGAATTTGGAGTTGATGGATTTGGTAATTATGCTGATATGTTTAAAGAATTCGGGGGCACGGGCGCTAATGGCACTAATGGCACGGAAGATGGCGCCTTTGACCCCAAAAAGATATCTAAAATGTTCAATGAGTTTCAAGAAAAGGCCGAATCAATATTTGGTGATTTTATTCCCAAAGAGGTTATTAATCAAATGGGGGAAAATATGAAAGAATTAAATATTGAAAAATTGGCCGAGGATTTTTCAAAGGAAATGGCTGAAGAAGAAACACAGGCGCCGCCAACAGATTAAATTTTACGCCCAAGGGGGCTTCTATATAATTTAATAGGGGTTGGTGATTTTTTTGGTTTAATTGCCTTTGTTGTTTTTTTTGTGGGGCTCATTGTGGGGCTCATTGTTGTGCTTAGTGAATATGAATGTAATTTACATTTAAATATATAATTGAAACAATAAATTAATTTATTATTAATAACATAATAATTTTTTAGAAAAATAATTTTATTATTAATTGAAATGGCATTATTATCGTGTTTGTATATTTTATATAATAATGTATTTATATTAAAATAATCTGGGTTATTTATAGTAAAACCCAATTTATATATTTCATTAAATAATGAATAATCTAAATATATTATAGCAGAAAATAAAATAGTTGAATAATCTATTTTATTTTCTATTAATTTTAAATCATTTAATAATATTACAAAATAATCTTTATTATTAATTAATGAATAGTTTTCTAATATTATTATAAAATTAGATATATATTTATCGGCTTTATTATCACTATTAAATTTCTTTGGTAAGAATTTAATAGTTTTAATCAAATCAATAATATTATTATTAAGCATGCATGTTATATAATATATAATATATAATTTCAATTTTCAATTACTGACGTCACGAGAAAATTGAAATTATATATTATTTATATTATATATTATATATGTTAAATTATAGTAAATATGATTGGATTACAAAGAATCAACTATTAAATAGTATTACAACTTATTTTAATGTAAATAAAAGTGATATTAATTTATTTAATCCAAATTTTCATTTATTTAAAGAATTTAAAAATACCCCTCAACATATTTGTTTTAATAATAGTAATAAATTAATAAAATTAGAATCTAACGATTTAGGTTTAATATTTTCCGAAAAAACAAATGAATTGATACTACAAGATATATATATAAAAAAAATATCATTTATTCAATGCGACTTTTTGAATATGGATTTATTTAATAAAGAACCAACTTATAAATATTATAATCAAATATATAATACAAATTCCCCTGCTAATATAGAAATATTTCTAAATTATGTTGTATCTCGTATATACGAGAACAATTTATCTCCTTCATTTAATATGTTTTATTGTGTATTTAAACTAAATGACCCAAATTTTGAATATAATTTAGAATATAGTCAAATAAATAATAAAGCAAACAAACTTGTAATTGATAATTTAGTTAATAAAAATTTAGCATATATTAATTTTGATTTTAATACAGATTCCGATTCTGATTTTGAAAATAGTCCAATTGAAAGCGAATCAACGCCCGCAGAAAATGAAACCGAAGACGCCGAAGATAAAACAAAAATAAATTTAACAATAAAAAATCATCCTTGTTATGTATTAATAACAGAAAGAAATGATATTTCATTATTTGAATATTTAAAAAATAATGGCACTGACATATTACCTTCTATTATATTTCAAATAAATATGGCAATTATGACAATGTATGAATTATATAAAATAAAAAACAATGATTTACATATTGGTAATATAATGTTAAAAAAAACAGATAAACAATTTTTATATTATAAATATACATATAAAGAAACCACGGGGATTTATAGAATCCCAACATATGGATATATAGCAAAGATAATTGATTGGGGTCGCGCAACATATGAAATAAATAATATAAAAGGTTATAATACAATTTTTAATTCTGATAATTTATCCGATTTTTATGTATATAATAATATCAATGACAAATCATTATTACCAGAAAAAAAACCATATTCAGATATATCAATGTTTTCATATGGTATATTAAATACATTACATATTTTAGATAAACAATCTCCAAATATTGAACAATATTTAAAACAATTTATAAAAAAAACAAATAACAAATATGTTGATTATACTAAATTTAATTGGGATATATTTAGAGAACTTGTTAATAACGTCTCATTAAAAAAGAATTATTATATACAAATGTTTTTAGAATATTTTATTTTCTATTCATATAATGAAGAAATTCCTAAAACCGAAATTCTATATGAAAATTAACTTATTTATTTTTTAAATAAAACCCATTGGCCTTTATATAATAAAATATTTTCATTAAAAATTTCTGAACCATTTATTAAATTATAAATTTTGTTTAAATTGTCATAATCTGTTTTATCTTTTATTGTATTTGAAAATTTAATTACATCATCTTTAACAGCACTCCAATCCCAATCATCGCCAAATAATATACTATTTTTTATTAAACAATTCCAACATAAAGATAACTCAATAAATGTTTCATCTTTTTCATGTGCTGAATCTAAATATATATAATTAGGTAATATATTAATTCTTTTTTGAATAAATAATCTTTGTAATAATTTTATTCCTACTGTTGTTGTTGTATTTATCGGCAATATTTTATTTTCAAATCCACTATATTTACAATTTGCTAAAAATCTTTTATAAATTGTAGGGATACCATTTTCTAATCTTAAAAAACGCCATCCACCTTTTTTTTCCCAATCCCACATATTAACATCACCCGTAAATGGGTCTATACATATTATTTCTGTTGATTTATTATTTTTTTTTAATGTTTCTGCCATTCTTATTGCTGAACCTCCCAACATACTACCACATTCAACAATATAGGTTGGTTCAATATTTGTAAATAATATTTGTAATAAATCATATAAAATATTTGTATGAGGATACCCATTATCAATATATTTTTCTTCGCAAGATAAATATGGGGAATTATTAGAATACAAAGTGTCTAATAATTGTTTAATTATCATATATAATATATAAATAAAATTAATAATTATCATTTGTTTTAATATTAAATTTAAACTTTGAACTTCTTTCATATAATTGGTTTTGTAAATTATTATCATTATTTGATATAATTCCCGCCTTTTGTTGTAAATCCATATTAACATAATCATCATTATCAATCCAAAACTCTTTATAACATAATTTAAAATCATCATTCTCTCTTAATGCCGCTTTATATATATATACTTGGTCTTCTAATTTATCCGATTGACTTGTATTATCAATAACTAAGCAACCATAATTCTTTGTTGCTTGATTTAATATTTGTAAAAACATATCAAATGTTTGAAATACTCCCGCATAGTTTTTCCATAATTTATCTAATTCTGTTCTTTTAACCTCTTTACATATAAATAAATAATCAATATTAACTCTCATTACTGGCGGAATACCCATTTGATACTGCATAGTTAATATTAATGTAATATCTGCATGGCGTCCATTCATAAATATCCACGCAATATTTGGGTCTTTTTTCCATTTTTCAACATCTGCTAATAAATCATCCATTATAAGTAATCCACGGCTATCAATATTCTTATATCTTGGGTCTCCACGACCTGCTAAGGCATTCTTTTTACGCATTTTTAATGCCCTTTGACGTTTTACAAAATTCTCTATTAATGAAGGCGAATAAGAGTCAAAGATAAATCTACTTGGTATATGTGGCCTAAATGTTAAGTTTAAATCATCAGTTGGTGATATACATGTGCAAAATGGCATATCTTGATTATAATATAAATAATCAATCACTAAAACTGATTTTCCCGTATTTCTTTTACCAATAAATACCAATATCTTATTTGGGGTTATTTGAGTCATTCTAAAACGTTTAAATAATATATTAATTGGTTCATTTGGTTGTGTTTTTTTCATTATAAGTATATATTATATATATAATATATATATATTATAACATATATATAAACGCATAAATGGCGCTTATTTTTAGTAATTTTATTCACATATTTTAATTCTTTTATTTATATGGCCATAATTTGCATCTTCTTCTTCGTTATGTAATATTGCGTCTTCTTCATTATGTAATATTGATTCTTCTTCATTATGTAATATTGATTTATATGTATAAAAATTTGGTCTATTGCCATTTTCAATAACTAAACATCCATAATTTTCGGTTGCTTTATCTAATATTTGTTTAAAACATTCATATGTTTCAAAAATATTCAATATATTCCATTTATTCCATATTTTTAACAATTCATTATCAGATATATTTTTAAATAAAAATAAATAATCAATATTTTCTTTATACATAGGGGGTAATTCATAATATTGTTGAGTAATAATTGTTGTAATATTATTACTTCTTGCGCCATTCAAAAATAAATATGATAGATTTGTATCTTTGCGCCACTGTTTCATATCAATATAATAATCCATAATAAATAATCCACGAGTATCATTGGTTTCCTTTTTTAATTCTCTTTGTTTATTTATAAGTGTTTCTAATAAATTAGTATCATATTCTCTTGTCATATTTTTTATATATGGTCTAAGTGAATTCTCATCTCGTTCAATACATAAATAATTGTCTATATGTTTATTTTTAGTTATAAATAAATAATCTTGAATTAATGTCGTTTTACCTGCGGCTCTTTTACCAACAATAACAGATATTTTATTTGTAATTTTATTCATATCAAAGGATTTAATTTTATCAAAATTAATCATATCTATTTATATATAACTATATACTTTGAATTATATACTAAAAACAAAATTTAAACACATAAAGCATTAATTATTAATAAACTATTATTATTAAAAAAATCCCAAATTAATCCCGCTGGTTTATTTAAAAATTCTAATTGTAATTCTCTGTTTAAATTTGTTTTTAATTCAATTAAATCAGGGCGTAATGTTTTACTATATATTCCAATTCCTGTATCAGTATTTAATAAACAATAATAATATTGAGGATTATCATAAGCAAAGCGAACAAATGCTTTATAAGTTTCTCCGCACCAACAACCGGGATTGAATAAGGGCGCGGCCAAATTTTTATTACTTGGATAACAATCGTGACTTAATAATAGGCCATTTTCTGATAAAAATCTATTACATAGATTAAAATCTTGTAAAGAATATTCATATTCGTGAAAAGGGTCAATAGCAATAATATCAAATGTTTGATTTAATTTTGTTAAATAATCTTCTAATTCTTCGTGACTAATAGCATCATTGCGTTTAGGTTGTTTTGGAGATTGATATAAAATACGAGTAATATTTAAATTAGGGGATTTTATTTTCATATCATCAAGCCAACCGCCTGTTGTTGGCGTTCTAATAAACAGAATTTTATCATCATCTTTAACATAATCATAAAAAACTTGTGCGATAATTGCGCCATTCTTTGGCGCCTTGTTTATAAAATATTTTTCCATATATAATATATATATATATATTATATATAAGAATGAAAAACAAAATAAAAAATGAAATCAAATTATATTTAGCAACAAAGCATTATGATTATAATAATAAAGACCCATTTTATTTATTTAATTTATTATTAGAATCTGATAATTATAATTTTATTAAATATTTTATTAATAATAATAAATGGTTTATTGATTATATAGATATTAAATATGTATTAGCAGAAGGTCGTTTTACTAATATTAAAATCATTAATTTTTTAATAAAATCAGGTATGACCAGAACACAAGTAAAAGAAAATATATTATTTACAATAATAGATTGGCGTTGGCGTCTAAATAATACAGATTATGAATTATTTAAATTTTTAATTAAAAAAGGTATTGATATAAATCAAGTTAATATTAAAGGCCTAAATTTATTACATTATTTTATTGCTTATAGAATAAATGTAAAATATATAAATTTCCTATTAAAAAAAAAGATAGTAATAAAAAACTTTAATAAAGCATTCAATATTGACTTATTTTATAATTGTCAATATGAAAATGATAAAATAATTTTACAAAACATAATAATGAATAATTATAAACTTAATATAAAACCTCATATACAAAAATTTAATATTAGAAACATATATATTATTTAATTGCCGATTTCTTTATATAATTAATAAAAATAATAATTCTTTATATTATATGGGTCATAAGTTAAACTTTCATCTAAAAAATGCTCCAAAGTATATATATATAATGCTATTAATTCTTTATGTTAAGGATTAGCCTTTGTTTATATTCATCATAAAAATTATTATACACTACAACAATTAAAATATTTTATATAATTAATAAAAATAATAATTCTTTATATCATATGGATCATAAGTTAAACTTTCATCTAAAAAATGCTCCAAAGTATATATATAAAATCCTATTAATTCTTTATGTTTAGGATTAGCCCTTGTTTGTTCATCATAAAAATTATTATAAAAATCAGTAAACCAATGATTTTCTTTAATATCATTATCATATAATAAAAACCTTAAAAAACTATTGTGACAGTGTTCTTTATAACTACAACCATTAAAATCTTTAATATAATTAATAAAATCACTATCATAACACATTTGTTCTAAAAGGTCCGACATTATATATGACTATATATTATTATATTATTTTTAATTAACGCAATTAGCGCAATTGGCGCAATTAGCGCAATTAGCGCAATTGGCGCATTTATTACATATGAACATAATAATTTTTTATATTATTTGGTATATCATTAAAATAATCATCCATAAAATATTCAAAAATATAAAATGCCGTTATATCATTATGAATTGGATTTGCCCTTGTTTGTTCATCATAATATTCATTATAAAATTCCATATACCATATATTATCCTTTATTGTTTCATTATTACAATTGGGCATAAAAAATCTAATAAAAAAATAATAACTATCATTATTACTTATATAATCAATAAAATCACTATCATAAATAATTTGGTCTGACATTATATATTATATATTAATTAGAGCCACTTGCGCCACTTGCGCATTTATTAATATCTGTTTTAAAATTTTTAATTAATTTAATTTCTCTTTGTATAGTCGCAATTGTTTCATCTATTTTTTTTATTTTATATTCATATGGTTTTTCATATTCTTTCATCAATTCTATTGTATCTGCCATTTTTTTATTTTGTATCATTAAAATATTATAATCTATTTTAGTTTGTGTGCCAGTCATATTAATATAATCAAAAATAGAAGTTTTATTTGGCGCATATTTATTATTTAATAATTGCGCAAAATCAATGATTTTTTCCATATTTTTTAATGTTTCTTCGTGATTAATAGTATCCGTTTGTTTAATATATTTTAATGAATCTATAAATTTATTAATCTCATTTTGTAATCCTTGAATATGAGAATCAATCATTTTAATATTATTTGAATATGCTGATTCCTCATTTAAACGCGACAAAACTTGTTTATTATACTTTGCTTCTATATCTGCCTTTTCTTTATATAATTTATTTAAATGTTTATCTGCGTTTAATAAACGGTCCTCCAAAGGTAATTCTATTAAACTTGTATCCCATCCATCATATGTTGTTGTTCTATAATCTATTGATAATATCTTATCTTTAATTGAATTAATTAATGACATATATAATATATAATATATATATAATTTATAATTGATTAATTAATTCCTTATTATGAGGGCATATATATTATATACATATATATGCTCGCATTATGGAAGCATTAATCCAAGAATGCCAAGCCCTCATTGCGAATATTGAACAAATCCTCTTAGAAAGAGGCACATACCTTCAAGAAGAGGCCGAACTTTACCGCGTTTTTTGTAATCAAAAGCGTGGTCACATTGGTGTTTCTGTTGGTGCTGGGTGTGGCGCGGGTTGCCCTGCTTGTATAAATGCTACAAATTACTTTGTCTTTGAACTCGCGGCAAAGCAATTAATATAATACATTTTCAAATTTAATTAAAGGTATAAAATATTCTGTTTCAAAAGGTGATAAGAACCATCTTACTTTTTTGTATTCAATAATATCTAATATTTTCAATACAATCGCAATTTTGTCGCATTCTGTATAATAATATAATTCTTCTTCTAAAAATTCCACTGTTATTCTATTATCTTTATAATATATTTCTTCATTCTTAAACATATTAAATAAAGTTGCTAATAATTCTCGCGCTTGGGTTGTATTTTGATTACAATTTAATCCACTCTTAAATGTTTTCTTTGATTTATCTCCATCAAATGTGCTTTTAACATTTTCGTGTATTTTATTATTAAATTTAAATTTAATATTATTTAAATTATCATTAGATTGTATATAAGAATTAATTTTATTAATTGTATTTAATGTTCTATTAAAGTTTTGTTTTTTATTATTATATATATTTTTAACACGTGGGAATTTTGTATATGAATCCGCCATAAATCCATATATACCTGTTATATTATTATTAACGGGAATTAAATCATATTCATTATAGTTCATTACAATAGAATCCGACTCATCAACTATAATTTTAATCCATTTATTAATCTTATCATTAAATTTATAAACATAATTATAATTAAAAATAATATATATCACGTTTTTATATATATGAACCAATGATAAATATTTATAATAATCTGTTAATATATTTGCTATTTTATATAAATTATTTGTTTCATTTTCAACCGTGTTTTCTAATTTATTAACTTGTATTATTATATATTTATATATCTCCTCTTGTTCAAATAATGTATAATTCTTATCAATTTCATATCTAATTAATGCGATATTTATTAAATCATTTAACAAATTATTATCTTTGTTCTTATTAAATAAATATTCACAATGCATAATAAATACATTAATGTTTTTAATATTAAATATCTCCTTGTTTGGAATAATTTCTGTATCAAAATGTGTATTCTTTTTCAAATTATTTAATTCAATAAACGATTTCTTAATTTGTAATGGATTATTTTTATAATAAATTGGAATCTTTTGATTTAATAGTTCAAAGGGCTGAAACATATAATATTCATTAATATATAAAATATAACCTAATCTATTATATTTATCTTTAATTGTTATTGGTTGAACATATGGCTTATTACCAACTAATTGTCCTAATGCCGCTCTAATAAATTCAACATCAATTAACGCATTTGTATTATTAATCAATTGAATAATATTTTCTTCTTTCAAAATTAAATTATGTTGAAATAATTGTCTAATATATAATAAAGCCATATTAATTTGAGGTTGCGAAAAATATATATTATAAGTGCTTATATCTAAATCAACCAAAGGAGTTTCATATACATATTTATTCTTTTCACTATCATAATAAGCGCCTTTAATATTAATATAATATTTTAGTTTATTAATTAATTCTTTATTATATTCTATATGTGTGTCGGCGGCGCCATTATATTTAATATTACTATAATTTATATTAAAATGATTCAATATATCAATTATTGTTTTTTGATTTTCTAATTCTAAATAACTCTGCCATTCATTAGTTTTAAAAAAATATACCGATTTAATTCTAAAATTATTTAAATCTAAACTAATATCTACATATTGAACATCATTCTTAAACCCTCTACATTTATAATAACACATATTATAATCACACTCACGTGAATAATCAACATCTTTGTCCCAATAATTATTTATATTTTTATTTAATTCACAATCAATCGCCGTCTCTTTTAATACTCTTTCAATCTTTTTAATAAAAAAGTCTTTATTAACAATTCTTCTATATAATAATTCATCTACCGTTTCTGTTAAATAATCACGATATTTTATACCCAAAGATTTTGCATAAACATTTGATTTAACATCCATAATATTTTGTATTATCTCATCATATAATTTATTTTTTTCTATATATGGAATAATTGATTCAATATTAATAACTCCGCTTGTTGTATTATATATTTTAATATCAGGAACCGCCGCTGAATATCTATATACACATACATTTCTTTCACTCTCTTTTAAATCAATATGTGAACAATTTCTAACTCCACGTCCAATAATTTGATAAATACGAGTATTATTATGCCAAGGGTCAACAATATGAACTTGTCTAACCCATTTCAAATCTAATCCTTCTCCTGTTACTTTGGTCCCAATTAATACTTTAATATTATTACCATATTTATTTGAAGGATTTGTTATATTTTGTATATCATCATCATAACCTAATAAACCGGTTTTAATAATATATGTTGCCATTTTGAATTTATGATTTGAATTTTTAGCCCCAACACAATCATTATAATATTGCCCACATACAGCACATCTATAATAATTCTTTTTACTTAAATATGGCAAATTTAACATATGAGAAGATTTAACACTTTCTAAATTTATTGGCAACCCATTTTTATCATAAACAATATTATTATTATATTTAATAAATCCATTTGCTTCTAAACATAAACTCAATATTACAGCACTTGCTAAACCATATTCACAAAAACAATATGAAATGCCATTTATTGAATTAATATTATTAATAATATTAGCAAATTTAGCAGAAAACATTGCCAAATTATATTTGGGTTGTAAATCATTATTTAACATTAAAAAATAACCAAATTCCTCAATAACTTCTTTCTTAAATTCATATTGTTTTTCTTTTTTATGATTATTATCGCCGGTGCTTATTATAACTTCATTAAAACACTTTTTAAAACCATTTATACCAGAATAATATTTTATTTTATCAACAGTTGGGAAATATTCCGAGGTTAATATATCTTTACAATCTTTTTGAGGATATACAAAGCATACTGCTTGCTTACCATTTTTATTAGCTGTATCTTGTAATTGTTTTGTTATTAATAATATTTTAAATTGATAAATACTCATATTACATTTATATAAATTGAAATCGTATTTTATTGTATTGTCCGGATTTAAATAATTCAAATATTCCTGTCTTACAATTTCAGTATTATTAGAATAATTAAATAAAGGATTAGGTTCATATAACAATTCAACCGGTGGATTAATTTGTTTCGGAAAACTAATTGGATTATTACCTCTAACATATGAAATATATCCCTTTGATATCTCATATAAATAATCAGCATTAAAATTATTAATTGTTGGAAATAATTTGTTTCTATCTATTTGAACTCCATCATTAATATTTAATAATTCTAATAAATCCGCTATTTCAACCGATTCATCTTTCATTGGTGTTGCCGTTAATAATATTATTTTTAAACATCCTCCAATATTTCTACATTCTTTTGCTAAATCCAATAAAACGTGTAATAATGTCCTTTGTGATATCTCCGCTTTCTTTTTTAATTTACTTTTAATTATAATATTATCATTGTCAAATGATTCCGAAGAAGATTGATAATCTACATCATCCGGTTCATCAATATCATTTTCATCATCATTTGTTTCTTTTCGCCCCTTTGAATCATTTTTACCTCTACCAACAATACCGTGTGCCTCATCAATAACAATTACCGAATTAACCATCTTCTCGGCGATTTGTCTTGGTGTTAATCCTAATTTTTTCTTTAATTTAACATCAATATAAGTTGAAAAAACATTAGGGCCCATAAATTCATAATATTTTTTAATATTATTTCTTATTTTTTTTAATCTGTATTCTTCATTTGGAATTTGGGATTCTGAAATATGATAAGCATTACCCGCACATTGAAAACTACCCGGGGCACTATGCTTCGCGTTTTCTAATTTTGCTTTTCTCGGATTATATAATTCATTATAGAAATTCTCTCTAACATGCTCTGAGGATATAATATATATTTTCTTTTCCATTTTATAAACATAATCTTTTAATCCTTCCGTAATACTAATAGCAGCACAAGTTTTACCAACGCCGGTTCCGTGAAATAATATTATACCATTATAAGGTGTTTCAAAGGAAACAAAATTTCTAACAAATTCTTGACTTTTTTCTAATTTAAATTCCGCTGGCTTACATACTTCTTCTGGTTTTCTATTTAAAAAATTTGAATCAATACGGGTTTTAAAAAACTCTTTTTTTTTATAAATATTATCATAAAAATTATCCGATTTAATTTCTGGATAAACTACAAATGCCATTATATAATATATATATAATATAAATATAAATTATATAATAATATATATTAAATGATTGATAACAAAGATAAATATTATGGCACTGTATTAGGTTTAATTATTGGTGATTTAGTTGGAAATGATAATAATATTAATATAGTTAATAGAAATAATGCCGATTATTTTAAGAATACAAATAAATCATTGAATTTTATATCTGATTATATATTAAAAATATTCAAAATGGGCGTCCTGGGTGCCAATGGCGCCTTTGATTTAAACACAATAAAAAATAAATTAAATAATTGGAATAATAAAAACATAATGAAAAAGAAATATAGAAATATATCATTGCCTGCGCCATTTTTAATTTCATTAAATAATTATAATAATGGCAGCAATAATAATAATTATTTTACTGATTATTTTGGTATTATATACCCAATTTTTAATTATTTATTAAATAATGATAATCCATATTATTTATTAACACATAATATGCCTATTATTATTATGTTAAATACAATTATCAGTAATTATCTAAAACTAAATCAAAATTCATATTTATTTTCCGACGATTTAGTATTAAATATTGATTATGTTGGCAATTCTGACGCCTTTGAATCTTTGCGGTGTGTATTCAAAGCATTAAATGATACAAATAATTTTTATGACGGTTTGGTTTTATTATTAAACAAAGTTGAAAATACTCATTCGGTTTGTATATTATATGGCATTATTGCCGGCAATCATTATGGAATTTCTAATATTTTTGAATCTAATATATTAATTAATATATTAAAAAAATTACATAATTTTAATAAAATAATGGACTTAATTGAATTAGGATTTAAAACAACATATTCCCCAAAATAGTTTGGGGACCACAAAATAGTTTGGGCGCTTGAATATATGAAATAGAAGTTATATATATATAATATATATGAATACAATATTATATTGCTTTGGTGATACCGGGAATCATTCAAATGAATTAAAAAAAATGATTAATATGATATATAAACAAACTCATTTGAGTGCCCAAATGGGCGCACAAAACATAATATTATTAGGTGATAATTTTTATTGTGACGGTGTTAATTATAATGACGGACCAGAATGGAATAATTTTAAGAAAATATTTTTTAATAAATCAATTCCTATTTATTCAATATTAGGTAATCACGATTATATTAAAGCGCCAATGGCACAAATAACATCAAAGAATTTTATTATGCCATATTACTATTATTTTAAACAAATAAATAATATAGGTTGTTGGTTTATTGATACACAAATATTAGACCCAGGTGATAAAATGTATATAAATAATCCTTATATATATTTATATGATTCATTAATTAAGGCACATTCAAATTATAATGACGCTTTTAATAATCATATACTTTGGTTAGATAATGAATTTGAAAAACATAAACATTTAAAATATAAATTAGTTTTTGGTCATTATCCAATAATTAGTTCAGGGGTATATGGTGAAAATATTAAATTATATTCAATATTAATGAAATATTTCCTAAAATATAATATAACAGCATATATATCCGGCCACGATCATAATTTACAACATTCACAATTAAAAATAAATAATTATGTGTTTAACCAATTTATATCCGGGGCAAACGATAATACAATTAAATATCCTATTCAAGAAGTTAATAATAATTTCTTTTCTATTGACCCCGGGTTTTTAAAAATACAAATGTATAAAACAAAGTTAAAATTTCAATTTAAAAATATTAAAAATAAAACATTATATACATATTCGCCTGTCACATAAAATCTATATATCTAATTTGATTTTCTTAAATGGCCTCTTGTGTTCTTTACAATATTCTGTTTTATAATAAACTGTTGTTTGGCATCCATCATAGTCGCATCTCTTTGTTATTATATTAATCATACCTGTTGCTTTATGTTTAGAACAATATTCCGGTTTAGTTTTATTTTTATAATTAAAAGAAGCAATTATATCACAATTATAATATTTACATTTACTTCCTTTAACATTTATCATTAGGGGCTTTTTATGTTTTAAACAATAAAGTGGTTGTTGACCACTAATATTAAAATTTGCTAATGTTTTACAACCCGGTTCAATACATTTCTTTGTTGTTAAATTTTCCATTCCTTCGTTTTTATGAAGTGCGCAATATTTAGGTCTTTGGCCTATAAAATTAAATGAAGGTTGTTTTTTACATTTGTGGGCCGAACATTTTTTACTAATTATATTTATCATATCGTGGGTTTTATGTAATGCGCAATATTTTGCTCGTTTTTCGTCTTCTGTATTAAATGAAGCAATTAAATCACAATCCACAATTGCGCATTTATTACTTTTTACATTAATCATATCAGGGGTTTTATGAAGTGCGCAATATTTTGCCACGGAATTTTTAATATTAAAATTTGGTGTTTTTGAACATCCTTGGGCAGCACATTTCTTATTTTTAACATCTTCCATATCGGAGGTTTTATGTAATGCGCAATATTTTGGACTTTGGCCTTTAAAATTAAATGTTGCTAATATAATACAACTTTCAATTATACAATGTTTTGAATTCTTTTTAATTATATAGGTTGTCATTTTATTCATATATTAATATTAATTTTATATAAATCAATTATTAGTGCGCTAGGAACAAAGGAATTCATATTCATATTTATATTTATATTCATAAGTCTGTAAAATCAGGATTAAAATAACTATCATTAAATTTAATATCAAAATCATTTGTGTTATAACTAAAATATTCATTAGTAACAATAATATCATCCTTAGGCGCAATTGGCGCAACTGGCGCAACTGGCGCAATTGGCGCAACCGGCGCAATTCTTGTAATCTTAATCTTTTTATTTTTACTTTGTTTCTTTATTTCATTCTTTCTTTTTTTTAACATACATGATTGTGTTCTTCTTAATTCACGGGCCATTTCTTTTTCTTCTTCTGTTTTTTTAGCATTGCGTTGATAACGGGAATATTCAACCATTTCTGGCATTTTATGACCTGAACAAAATTTTGCCTTTTCGCCTTTATAATTATAAATTGCGATTTTCAAACAATCAATATATTCACATTTTTTTCTTGTTAAATTTATCATATTTGGTTTTTTATGAATATGGCAAAATTTAGTTTTTTCGCCAATAACATTATAAATTGCTCTTTTTCCACAAAAACACTTTCTATTTTTAACATCAACCATATCTGGCGTTTTATGTATAAAACAATACATCTTTGGTTGCCCTGGTAAATTATAAATTGGTATTTTTTTACATTCTGAAACAACACATTTTTTGCCTCTTATATACCACATATCATTCGTTTTATGTGTTGAACAATATTCTGCTTTATCATCATAATTATTATAGTGTGCTACATTTGAACAACCTGAAATAACACATAATGTGTGTTTTAAATCAATATAATTTTTTTCTCTATGAGAAATACATAATCTTACTTTTTTACCATATTTGTCAATACAATAATTAGCACATTTAGAACATCCTTCAAATCTACAATGATTTGAGTTTTTTTTCATCATTTATCATTTATCATTTATTATATAATAAATTATGTAATAAAAATCAATTTTTGGGGCCCAAACTATTTTGGGGCCCCCAAAGCAATCAATAAATTCACTTGCTGCAGAACAATCAAACAAATCAGTTTCTGTTGAAATATCTAATTTGATTCTTTTATGATTATATGTGCTTAAATATGTTTTAGATTTATTTTTAGATTCAGCAATTTCTTTTTTTAATTTTTTAATATTAATCATATCTGGTAATTTATGAACTGAGCAATATATTCCTTTATTTTCAGGGGCAAATGGGTAATTAAAAAAAGGAACAACCATACAATTTTTATATAAACATTTTGAATGTGATAAATTTATCATATCTTTTGTTTTATGATTTAAACAATACTTACGTGGTAAGCCCTTAATATTAAATAATGCCGTTTTATTACAATCTTTAATAATACATAATTTTGATTTAGCTTTTGTTATATTAAATGTTTTATGTAATCTACAATATTTTGATTTTTCTCCATTAATATTAAAAATGGCATTTTCTTCACAATCAGCGTGAACACATTTATTATATATAATAGTCATATTGGGGGATTTACATAAATAACATAGTTTCGCAACTTTGGCCCCTGGTAAATTAAAATGTGCGTTTTTTTTACATCCTTTACCTTTACATTTGTTATATTTTTTATATATCATATCTGGTTTTTTATGTATAAAACAATATGTCGGCTTTTCGCCTGGAAAATAATATGTTGCGTATTTGATACAATCAATAAAATTACATAATTTATTTTTTGTATTAACCATATTTGGGGTTTTATGTGTTTTACAATATATTGGCTTCATTCTTGGGCCATCTTCTGGGCCTTTTATATTATAATATGCTAATTTTATACATCCAATATGTTCGCATTTTATATTTCTATAATTGCTCATTTCTGGCGTTTTATGTATTTTACAATAATATTTTTTCTCATTATGTAATCTAAAAATACCATATTTAAAACATCCTTCATTAGAACAAATATTATAATGTTTTTTTAGTGCCATTACATTTATAATATATATATTTATAATATAAAAAATCAATTATATATATAACAAAGTATTCCGTCTTATTATCTATAAAATCAAGGTCTTTTGTCGCGTCATAATTAAATGTATCTATGTCATCAATTGTTTCAATCGCGTCAATTGCGTCTAATTTAATTCTTTTATTCGCACTTGCTTTAATAGTTAAATAATCGGGATAATTTATTTTTGATTTCTTATTCATTATATTTTTATCATATTTATGTTTATGTATATTAATCATCCCATCTAATTTATGAGCATTACAATATAATTGTGTAGTTTCAAGTGGATAATTATAACAAGGAATAATATTACAATCTTTATATTGGCATCTTTTATTATAAAATAAATTAAACATTTCCTTTGTTCTATGAATAGAACAATATTCGGGATTTAATTCTCTTTTTTTTTCTTTTTGGGTCGGGCATTTCAACGGGTTTCTTAATTATATTATAATAGGCGTGTTTTAAACAACCATCAATAATACATTTATAATATTTTTTAGTAGGTTTAACCATACCTGGTAATTTATGAATTGAACAAAATTTCGCCTTTTCGCCTGGGTTTTTATATTTATAAAGTTTCTTATGAATACAACCTTCAAATAAACATATTCCGTGAATTAAATTAACCATACCTGGTAATTTATGAATTGCGCAATAAATTGGTTTTTCATCTTTGATCTTAAAATTATAATAAGGAACTTTCTTACAACCTTTAAATTCACAATTTTTCATATTTTTTCTATATAATATATTACATATAAAAAATCAATTTTTGTGGCAATTTATACAAAGATAAAGTGGCACGTGGCACGTGGCATATTTATACCGATTCTTCATTATGTGTTATTTTTATTCTTTTGTTTGATATTTTATCTTCCGGTCTATGCGTTGGGCAAAAATTGATATAATATCCGGTTTTTTTTGAACATCCTTCATAATCACATTTTTTTTTTATAATATTAATCATACCACAAGCTTTATGTTTAGAACAAAATAGCGGCGACTTTTCACATTCAAAATTAAAAGAAGCTTTAATTAAACAATCTTTAAATATGCATTTTTTTGTAACTACATCAATCATATCAGGGGTTTTATGAGTTGCGCAATATTTTGGCTTTTCACCAGATAAATTAAAAGAAGGGCATCTTGGACAGCCTTCAAATGCGCAACTTTTAATTGTTAAAAGAATCATATCTGAGGATTTATGAGTTGCGCAATATTTTGGCCTTTCACCAGGTAAATTATAAGAAGCTTTTTTAAAACAACCTTCAAAATCACACCTTCTATTAGTTAAAAGAATCATATCAGGAAATTTATGAGTTACGCAATATTTTGGCCTTTTACCAGGTAAATTATAAGAAGGGCATCTTGAACATCCTTCAAATGCGCATTTTTTTGTAACTACATTAATCATATCAGAAGTTTTATGAGTTGCGCAATATTTTGCCTTTTCACCAGATAAATTAAAAGAAGGGTATTTTGAACAGCCTTCAAATAAACAACTTTTAATTGTTAAAAAAATCATATCTGAGGATTTATGCGTTGCGCAATATTTTGGCCTTTCACCAGGTAAATTATTAGAAGGTCTTTTTAAACAACCTTCATATGCACACTTTTTATTTTTTACATCAATCATATCTGGGGATTTATGAATTCCGCAATATTTTTGCTTTTCACCAGGTAAATTAAAACAAGGCCTTGTTGAACATCCTTCAAATGCGCATTTTTTATTAACTACATTAATCATATCAGAAGTTTTATGAGTTGCGCAATATTTTGGTTTTTCATTAGGTAAATTATAACAAGGTTTTGTTGAACATCCTTCAAATGCGCATTTTATTTTAACTACATTAATCATATCAGGAGATTTATGAGTTGCACAATATTTTGGTTTTTCATTAGGTAAATTATAACAAGGTTTTGTTGAACATCCTTTATATATACATCTACTATATTTTAAAACAGATATATTTTTGGGTTTATGAGTTGCGCAATATTGTGGTTTTTCACCAGGTAAATTATAAATCGCAAATTTAAAACAACCTTCAAATGCGCATTTTATTTTAACTACATCAATCATATCAGAGGATTTATGAGTTGCGCAATATTTTGGCTTTTCACCAGATAAATTAAAATAAGATCTTTTTAAACAGCCTTTATATTCACATATTTTATTTTTAACATAAATCATACCAGAGGATTTATGAGTTGCGCAATATTTTGGCTTTTCATTCGGTAAATTATATGAAGGTCTTATTAAACATCCTTTAAATGCGCATCTTTTATATTTATAATCTAAAAAAGATATATTTGAGATTTCATTATCACAATCATTATCATATAAATTTACAATTTCTTCATCAGCACTTTCAGCTTCAACATCTCCTTTACTTTCAGATTCATCCTCAGTTTCCGTATCAACATCAACTTCTCCTTTGCTTTCAGATTCGCCCTCCGCATCAACATCAACTTCTCCTTTGCTTTCAGATTCGCCCTCCGCATCAACATCAACATCTCCTTTGCTTTCAGAATCGTCATCAATAACAATTTCATAATCGCATTCGCTTTCGCTCTCGCATTCGTTCTCGCATTCGCTTTCACTCTCATAATCGCATTCGCTTTCGCTTTCACTCTCACATTCGCATGCACTCTCGCATGCACTCAAAATTTCAATTACATCAATCTCTATATTTCTTACATCAATCATATCAGAATCCTTATGAAGCAAACAATATTTTGGTTTTTCTCCAGCATAATTATAAGTAGCCGATATAAAACACGTATTGAAAAAACATAATTTTGGTTCTTCAATATGTGCTTTTGGGCTCTCCATTATATTGTTAATATATTAAATAAATAAAATCAATTATGAGCAAAGGGGAAAATTAATGTGGTTTAGGTAAACAAGGCGATTGGTCAATTAAAACTGGTATTCTTGGCACGTGGTTATCTTTAACAACCATTCTATAATTAATTCCAACAGGGGCTTGTTGATACCATCTTTTTTCATCTTGGGGGCTATATAAAACCATATCAAAACGATTAATACCGGTTTCTCTTAATGTATAAGAAGGATAAATATTTCTTGTATATTCTGTAAATTCCGGCGAGGCTTTATAATGGTGCAATTGTTCTTGGCCATTTTCAAAACCGGTTAAAACACCACCACCACAAGGATAACCATTAGAATGAGTATTTTTAACATTAGGGCAATGAGGGCGATACATATTTGAAATATCCTTTGAATGCCCGTGAGTATAACCTTTTAAATCGGATTCAATATCAACAATATTTCTTTGAGTTGAATGAGAAACACCTTGACGTGCTATTAAACCCGGTTGTTCAGGGCGCACTTCTGAACAACGTTCATAATTTATTGGATTTAATACATATAAATAAGGCCCGATTGATTGTTGTAAATCAAAATTATATTGTTCTTGGTCATATTTACGCCTATTTTGAAATTTATATGCTTGATTTTCGGCTCTTGCCATTGGTTTTGATTGTGTTGTTCTATGTTTTTTATTATGTGACATATATATATAATAAATATATATATTTTTTTATATTATATATTATATATTTCCTAAATTATTTTCCTGGTCATCCAAAGGCATTTCATTTTCTTGGCCACCCAAAGGCACTTCCGTCACTTGGGCGCCTTCCGTCACTTGGGCGCCCAAAGGCGCTATATAGAATAATTTATCTTTATAAAATTCACGTGCGGCATTAAATCCATATTTAATTAATTTTAATTTATTATTTAAACTTAATTCATATATTAAATTGGATATATTCTTTGTATGTATTTTAATTAGATTAAACTCATCATAATTATTAGATTTATCTCTAATATGATAAAACATACATAAAATTACATTATAAGAATAATCAACAAAGTCATTAATTTCATTATTTAATTTAAAATTAGACAATTCTAATATTAATGTATTTTTTTTTTCATTATTAAATATACTTGCGGGTATATTATCAATTAATCCGCCATCAATATGTAATCTATTATTATATAATATTGGGGTAAATATAAATGGTATTGATATACTCATTCTTACAGCAAATAAAACAGGCATATCAGGTTCATTATCAACAGAATTATAAATAATAGAATAATCATTTAGGCATATTGTATTAATATATAATTTAATTTTAGTTAATTCATATAATTCTTTAAATGTTATATCAGGATTAATTTCTTTTTCAATTAAAAAATCTTTGATTTTATTAATTATTTTTTCCCCGGGTTCTATTCCATATTTATCTAATATATTTATATAATTAAAATCTTTTAATTCCTCAAAGTTAAATTCTATTATATATTTTAATAAATATTCATAATTACATCCTATATTTATTAATAATCCAAATATTGCCCCAGCAGAACAACCTGAAATAGCTTTTAAATTTTTCAATATCTTTTTCTTTTGTAAATATTTATAAACACCAATAAATGCTACACCTCTAAAACCACCCCCCGATAATACCAAATTATATATATCATTCATATATATTATATATATATTATGGATTTAAATATATATTAATTTCATTTTGGGCCCCAAACTATTTTGGGGG